TCGTAGGTGCGGACGAAGCTGTCGGTCTCGCTGTTGTAGCGCTCGCGCAGTGCGATGACGTAGGGATACAGGCCGCCAGCACTGTGAAGCTGGACGCCGCTGCCGTCGGGGTGGTGACCTAAGTACATGGTGAACTCCTTTGATCTGGCAAATCGCCATTGGTCAGGCCGAAGCCTGAACGATGGGGACTTAGTCCTGCAGAAGGCCGTAGACATTGGCGAACTCGTGCTGGCTGACGTAAGTCTCGGTCGGTTGCGCAAACGCATCAACCACAACATTGCCGCCAAAGTTCTCGTAGACACGGGTTCCGCCAACACTGGCCTCGAGGCGCATACCCACATTGTTGAGCTCTGCCATCGCGCTGTAGATGGCTTTTGCCTGAGCTTTATTGAGAATCATCTTGCACTCCTGTTTGCGTTGCGATGGAGAAATTATTGACGCAACAACAAAATGTTGCAAGCTAAATGAAGAAAAACCCCACACTCAGGTGGGGCTTTGCTCAGAGGTAGGGTGCCGCATTCTCGTCCGGGACCAGGGCGCCACGGGTAGCGTGGGTGGCGTACCGGGTGACATCCTTCTCGTCGATCTCGATGCCCTTGGTCTTCAGCTCGGCGACGATCTTGGATCGCGAGAGCTTCGCCTGCTCACTCAGGCGCCTGACCTCGAGGACCACGCCGTCCGGGTGCTTGACATGCTGCACCCTGCGAACCCGTCCGGCCCCAGCTGCTGGCGGGATGTCCGTTCGCCTCAGCGGCTCCGGGTTCTTGCGGAACTGGAGGTCCACCAGGCCCAGGCGCAAGGGGATGCGGCCAGACACCGTGCCGCCACGCACGCCGATCGAGCCCCTCATACGGCAACCTCGAGCTTGACGAACTCGCGCGGGTGGTAGCCGACGATGTCGAAGTCGTCGATCTTGTACCCGTCGATGTCGGTATTGTCGGTCTTGATCACCAGCTGCGAACTGTCGCCCCACACCGGGCCGGCGGCGACCACTCGCTTCATCGTGTCGACGTGGTTGAGGTACAGGTGGGCATCGCCATAGGCGAACACCAGGCGGCGCGCCTTGCGGCCGGTGGCGCGGGCATACAGGTGCAGCAGCAGCGCGTACTGAGCGATGTTGAACGGAGCTCCCAGGGCAACGTCCCAGCTGCGCTGGTAGACCTGCATGTCGAGCCACTCGTCGCCCCCGGCGTAGCACTGGTGCCAGGCATGGCAGGGCGGCAGAGCCATGTCATCCAGGTCGGTTACGTTCCAGGCGCTGACAATGTGGCGGCGGCCAGTCGGGTTGCTGACAATCCCGTTGATCATGACCGCAACCTGGTCGATGTAGTTGCCCTCGCTGTCTGGCCAGCCGCGCCATTGCACGCCGTAGATGGGACCAAGGCGGCCACGATCATCGGCCCAGGCATCCCAGAGCTTCGACCCGTTTTTGTTGAGCCAGTCGATGGCGCTCTCGCCACGCAGGAACCACAGCATCTCCAGGAACGCGGTGCGCCAGCGGGTCTCCTTGGCCGTCACCAGCGGGAAGCGGTCGCGCAGATCCCACTCGATGCTGCCACCGAAGATGGACAGCGTGCCCACGCCGGTGCGGTCCTGGCGGCGCTCTCCGGTGCAGATGATTTTGTCGACAAGGTCAATGTAGTTTTTCATTGCAGATTCAATTCATTTCCACCGGATAGCCGGCACTCTTCCAGGCCTCAAATGCCTGTACGTCTCGCTGATCAAGGCTCACCTCGCTGGCGCCGACCTTCCATGTTGCGTGGCCATGGGAGCCCGGAAACCGAAACCATGCCGTGCTGCCACTCCTGGAGCTGAAGGCATGCACATCCTTCGCGCCAGGGAAGTTGATCTCGACCGCCTCGATTATCGCGGCGTCGCTGTGGCCTCGCAGAAGAAAGCCCTGGTAGCCCGCCATCTGGCAGGCCGCACAGCAGTAGATGCCAATCTCGTCCTCTACCGGCACCAGACTCTCTGTGTCCACCGGAAAACCTTCGCCATCAAGCCGGAACTCGTCTGGCTCGGAGTCGAACACATCGCCGCAGTTCGAGCACTCATACCTCCAGCCGCAATCCAGGTAGGCCTGCAGCGGGATCTTCTTGCCAGCGTAGGCATCGAAGCGACGGTCGCGGCGGCACGTCTCGATGTCCTCGAATCCGCAACCAATCTCGTCGGCCGCCAGCCGGCGAGCGTGCCCATTGGTCTTGCCGAACACGACGGCCCAGCCATCGCCACCATCGGTGGCCACGTATGCCTTCAGATCAGACACGGCTCACTCCATCGATAATCGGCATGCCCATGGCCTCGGTGCGCAGCTTGTATGCCTCCAGGCTGTCGTAGCCCCAGATGTTGCCCTTGGTGTCGTCGTAGTACGAGGGCGCAATGAACCCGATCGGTATCTGTTCGCCGGTCATGATGTAGTCGCGCATGCGCTCGATCAGGCTGCGCAGCGTGCCCCCATGGCTGAAGCCACGCCACCGGTTGGTCCAGATGGTTTCGTGGGTGTAGATGGCTTTGCCGGTGTAGTCGTCGACGAAGTACACCCGGCCACGGCGCAGCTCGATGTGCGCCACGCGGTCGTGCTTCTTGTCGTAGAAGAACCGGCGGCCATACTTGGCGATCGCCTGGATGAGTTGGTTGGCGTGCTCGACGCGCTCTTGCTTCGTGGTCATTCTTAAATCCTTCTTGACAGGCCGGCAGAAATGATTGCCGACTCTCTTGCAGACACAGCCTCTTCTGCCGTGTCAAAGGTTCCGACATGTCTCCATCGCCCGCCAATGGAAACTCTTGCAGAGAACCTTCCGGTCTTCTTGTTGATTCTGACGCCGACAAACCCGGAAGATGACTTTGTCGGCTTTGGCGGACGAGACTCAGACAGCAAGTAATCGACATCAGTCGGCCCACCAATGTTCACCCTTGCCCCGGCATGATGAATCCTCTTGGCGGAGTAATAGGCCGCTCTCGCCCCATCCTCTGAGTCGTATGTTCCGAGATACTTTGTTTTGCCGTTGATGCTGATGCGGGCCCGGTATCTCCCTCCGCGCACCTGAAAGCCAATATCGCCTGACGCGTTCTGCATATTCTCGGCGCGCGGCACACACCTCAGGTTTTCGATCCTGTTGTCCGTCTTGATTCGATTTATGTGATCTATCTCTCCATCTGGCCAAGACCCACAACTCATCAGCCAAACAACACGATGGACAAGGTAGCTACGCCCTCCAAATGTGACATACCTGTAGTTGACACCCATTGATCCAGCAATGTCTCCAGCCTTGACCTTGCCGGGCCTATCGATGGCCCAACAAAGATCGCCAGACTCATTGATAGTGAATACGCGCCTGGCAACATCTGCCGTTAGCTCAGCCTTCACTCTTGACATCAGAACTCCTATTCCACCGGCACCCAGTACAGCCAGCGTCTTTTTGCCCATACCCCATCGGATCAACCGAGTACTGGCACTCCGTCGTCATGCGATGCTCAATAAAGTGCTTGCCCTTGAAGCCGATCACCCAGTAACCGCTCTTGAGCGGCTCTCGGTTGTGGCATCCGTTCAGCTTGCCATGGGTGCTCATCAGAACAACCCCTCGCCAAGCAACTCGAAGAAGTCCTCGAACTCCCAGTTGTGGTTGCGCTTCATGCTGCACGCGGCAGGGCCGCCTCGCTGTAGAACCGGAAGAAGTTGATGTCGAACGAGCCCCAGGAGCTGGCATTCGGTCCGATCAGCTCGCCGCGCTGGCGGACATAGTTGTAAACGGCGATGCACTCCTGCTCGATCTCGATGCAGATCTGGTACGCCAGGGCGTTTATGGTGCGCTCGCCACCGATGGGAGGCACGTCAACCTCGACCACCAGGGTGTCCTCGAGGTGGGCCACGCCATCGTTGTCTTCGTACTGGCTGGCCAGGCGCTCAACCTGGTAGCGCAGGCCGGCGGCGCGGATGATGTCGAGGGCCTTGCGGGCGCGCTCGGTGCGCTGCGTCTGAGTGTTGGCGCTACCCTTGACGTCGAGGCCGATGTTGAGTTCGATCTTCACTGCGGTACTCCTGATGCAAATGTGTTGCGGCGAAGTAATTGTTGGCGACAGAACAAAATGTGTCAACAAATACCCGACCGCAATACTCAGGAATCGCCGCTCATATCGCTCGCCTTTGGCATGCAAACCCGCTCAAACAGGCCGACGGGCCACCAGCGGATCACCGCACCCTTGCGGTACTGATGGCGCTTCATGAGGCCCTTGTTGTGCAGCTTGGCCAGGCGACGCCGGGTCATCTGCTCGTTGGCGCCGAGGATGCATGCCACCCGTGCGGTCAGGCCGCCGTGGTGGACGACCGCGCCGTCGTCGTTCTTGACGTGTTCAAGCAGTCCGGCAAAGGCGAATGTCGCCTCGCGGCAAGCCTGCTCGACAGCCTCGATCAATTGCAGGTCCGTGAACTTCATTGGACCACCTTCTTGCGTTTGGTTGGCTTCTTCCTGCTGGACGCTTTTGGCGATGGGCAGTCGTCTGGCACGATCTTCCAGATGGCCGACGGGCGGCCCTGGGTGCCAGTCAGCAGCCAGCTGTCTATCCAGACCTCCGGCAGCCTGTAGAGCGCGTTGTAGACCGCTGCAGCAGTCAGCCCGGTAATGGCACTCACCTGCTTCGTGGTGAGTCCACTACGGTTGCTGCGCAGCGCTGCGCGCACCGCGTCGTTTGTCGTATCGATCCTCAGCTTGTTTCGCTCTTCCCTCCGCATGCAAACCTCACAACAACATGAAATTGGCAAGCTTGATCAGGGCCTCTTCGGTGGCCTCCTCATCATCCATGCCAACAAAAACTCGACCACGGCCGTCATACCTGGCGACCTGAATCCACCGCCCGACACCGAACCTGGTGACCGGGGCCATCCAGATCCCGCCTGGGTTGGTTGCCGCTCGCGCCGCTTCGATGCACTGGCCAACCGTGGAGTAGTGCTGCCTCCTGGCCACGTCCTTGTTCAATCCAGCGCAGACGCTGTACCCCATCAACTCCATCAGCGTGCCCCCGCCGCGTACGCCGAGACGTACTCACCGCCGACACGCTTGAGGTCGGTGCGGTACTTCGGGTCTCTGAGATCCGCCTCGGTGAACGGGTGGAAATCGTGAGTCTGCCCAGCCAACTTCACCCAGCTTCCATGGTCACCGATCATCAGGTGGACGTGGCCGTGCCACATGAAGGCACGCTGCCCACACCACAAGCCATAAGTCTTTGCCTCAGCCACGCATCACCCCAGTCTTTGCAAAATGCTTCAGGGAGGACTTCTTGTTGAGGTCGCCGCGCCGATCGCTCGGTGTCCCCGAGAACATGGCCTGGGCTGCCTTGCCGGACTCCGACACGACCGTGGCCTTGTAGTGCCCACTCTTGGCTAACCGGAGCGCAGCGCACTCCAGGCCAGAGTCAGAGATCAGCTTCCTGATCTGACGCTCGCGATTGTTCACTTTCCTGCTCCTGGCATGTGCTTGATGAACTGGTGCGGGTAGTCGCCGCGCGTCGGCATCACGATCCCCAGCGCCTCCGGCATGTCGACCATTTGCACGTAGGTGGCCTGCCCATCGGTTGCACCAGCTGCGCGCCAAAGCCTGATAACCGAGTACTTACTGCTCGTGTGGAACGGGACCAGGCTGCTGGTAGCCACGCCACCGTTGACAAAGCCGCCGGATTCCAGACTTGAGAAGTCCGGCAGCAGGCGTCGCCAGTTTGGGAAGTTGCCTTCGATGAACGGGCTCCCGCCCTGAACGAATGTCTCCAGGGTGTGGTGGTGCTCGCCGGACTCCGGCCCGATGTACAAGCGCTTGCCATCCAGGTGTGCGCGCAGCACGTAGGACTTCACGTCGCGAGACTTGCAGGCCGAAATGAACCACGGCGTCAGCCTGATGGATGCATAGCTTTTGGCGTCGCCCTCGAAGGTGCCTGTTAAGTCGTGGATCACCAGCATGATGTGACCGTTGGTGGCCACCAGGTAGACGCCACCCTTCTCAGAAGGCTCCACGCGGATGCCGTTGAGGTAGTAGCGGATGTCCTGCTTTGCCATGAAGCGAGACAGCAGCGGCACGTAGGACGGGTCAAACGAGAACTTCATTTGACGATCACCCCATTGCGGCGCAGAACCTCATCCTCGACCAGGCGACCCCAGTGGTGCAGCCACTCGCCGGCATGCAGCTCGATGGCCTTCTTTTTCAGTTCATCGAAGTCGGACGGCGAAAGCCGGGATGGGACGCGCGCAAAGATGACGCTGTTGGTCGCGCACTTGTGCTTGGCTGAGAGCTCCTGACACAAGTCGCCATCACCCAGTGCAACGCACCCGCGACACGTATCAACGTCGCTCTCGATCGTGTACTGGACCAGGCCATGGGAGAGCACCTGCTTCGATGCGTCTTCGCAAGTCCCGGGGTCTGCGGATGCCGGGCACCCGCTGCAGCTATCGCAATCACTCATGGTTATCACTTTCCAATCCGGCCAACACCTGCTCACGGACGAGGTCGTCGGCGCCATTTGTTTCTCTGATCTTTCTCTCCAGCCATGAGGCCGGTCGAAGTCGTCTATCCAGGATGTCGTACTCGAGCTCCGTGTACCCGTAGAAGTCCAGGTCGGAGTCCTTGCAAGACGGGTCGCCCTTCTTGACGACGTAGTGGGTCACCCGCGCAACGCACGGGATGCCGCACGCACGGACCTCAATGTCCACGCCAACCCTCGACGAAGCCGTCGATCGCGCGGCCAAGCCGCTCCAGGAACGTTTCGGGCCAGTCATCGACCA